CCAACTTCGTTTACAATCTTATGCCTTGAAAATTTTGCAGGTGCTCGTTATAGTTACGAGCTCTCTATGGACAGAAAATGTTCACTTCGTAATTTTCCTGGATTCATAAATGGAGATGATGTTACTCTCATGGCGAGAGAAGGCATCTTTGAAATTTGGGAATCCGTGATGAAATGTTGTGGACTTTATTCTTCTGTAGGGAAAACCTTTCCTTGCAGGATCGGTAAACATAAGAACCTCTTCGTAATGTTGAACTCACATCGATTTAATCTTCTACCACGTAAACAAGGGTGGGAGGATACTATCATTGAGGCTGACGGAACTTATGAAGCCAAACTTTCTCCTTACATCAACTTTGGAATAATATTGAATGTAAAGAAATCAGAAGCGAGAGATGAATCTTCTTCTGGATCTGATTTAATTCAGATCTCGACGGTTGGGAAACGTCAAACTGATCTATACCTGAGAGCACACGACTGGACAAGAGGATTTTCAACAGATCTCTTCATTTATGCAAATAAATGTATGAAGGAATGGAATATTTCTTGGTTCTTACCAGTTTGGGCAGGTGGTCTCGGATTAACTCCTACACGTAAGTCTGACCTATCCGATCTAGATAGAAGACTGGCTACTTTTCTTAAAATGAATTCTGGTAAAAAGGAATTTCAAGTACCAAAAGTCCGATCCACAGCTGAGTGGAGACTTTGGGAATTAGCGGGAAAGGTAAGTCGTGGGGTCAAATTCCAGGAAACGGACCAAAAGTTTATCTTAAATCCACATAAAAGTGGGGATTTTGTTGATTCTTTCGATTCTGGAGTTGTTCTATACAACACCCTTGTTAATGGAATTCTTCTTTCTTCATGGCATTCACCTGAAGAGACAATGCAGCTACTCAAAGAAATAGATGAGGAGGCAGAGTCTCTGTATTTGAAAAGTCATTACAGAAAGTTGGAACGAATTAACCAAAAGGCAACCAAGTTGCTTCTTTCGTTTGGGGAACACATTCAAGCTTTTAAGCCCATGGATGATGTTGATCTCAAGCAGGAGAAGAAGCCGCTTCGACTTCTTGTAATAGAACGGGAATAGCTGACATCTTACTGTCTATGGCGCCAAACTAGCTTATGGTAACGTAAAGCTGGCCAGAATGGGCTGAAATACACGTAGCGACTAGAACAATTGCGATTGTTAGTTGCCGGTAAACAAGGGGAGTAAGCATGATGGGCTGAAGAACCTGGGTCGCCGTGACCGATCCGAAGATCGATCTATAGCATCTTATATCAATATGAAGGTACGCGATTTGACTCCGTGACTCTCACACCTGTGGTGGGTGATGAGAACCGTGAGAACAGAATTAGCTCCTTCCCAAAGGGATAAGTTTTCAAAGTAGCTTCAGGCAGCACCATGTGTAGCACTG